AAGCAAAATAAAGAACGAGATAGAATTGTACCAGATGATATTATGATTGCTACGCATACAGGTGCCGCTACATCTATGTATAATGTCATTAAAGGCAATTTACCAAGAGGTGTTGATGGACAGGTGAATATTGTTTTGAATAATAAAAATAATACGGTTAAATTTAAGAGTAGTGCATTTGCACAAGATAAAGAAATTGAGAATGTTCAAGACTTTGAATATTTTAGAATAAAACGAGAAGGACAACGTATTGATACTTCTGAAAAAGCACTTGAAAAAGTAATGACATGGGTGAAAAGTAACATACCTAGAAACGTAAAACTTATAGATCTTTTTAGAAACAAAGAAGGTATCATAGTTAAAGATCCTACAAAAGCAACAAGAGACCCAAAAGATGTTGAAAAATTTGGTATCGGTAGAAGAATAAAACAGAGACTTAGTGCCTAATGGAAAATTTTGCTCAAGCATTTAAAGAATTTGATACCCAATCTTTTATGGGTAAAAATGGTTTTGTATGGTTCTACGGTGTTGTAGAAGATCGTCACGATCCACTATATCTTGGTCGTGTTAAAGTTAGATGCATTGGTTGGCATACTGATGATAAAACTCCTGGCTCTGGTATACCTACAGAAGATTTACCGTGGGCAGATGTGATCAATCCAATAACCTCTGCTTCTATGTCAGGTATTGGACGATCTCCTACAGGTATGGTTCCTGGTACACATGTGTTTGGATTTTTTAGAGATGCAAATGAAGCACAAGAACCTGTTGTACTTGGTACGTTGAATGGTGTCCCTGAAAGATTGTCAAATCCAGAAAGAGGGTTTTTTGATCCAAGAACACCTGAACAGAGAGAACAAGATCCGTTTCCCCCACTTTTTATTGAAAGAACGAAATCACCAGAGAAAACAAAGATAATAAATCATTTCCCTGTGTTTTCACAAAACATTAAGGACGGTACAAAACTTCATGAAATACATGGTGCAAGTTCGTGGGCAAAACATAAATCATTTTTAGAATTATCAAGAGATGACATAGCACAAAAAGCAGAAATTGTCATCAAAGGTTTGAGAAGACCTATCAATACAAATGACTACACAACTGCATATGTTCCTGATAATACCGAAAATGTAAGATTAGGGTCTTATATTAATTTTTCTGCACATCCAAATGAAAATAGAACATCATTTAATGAGAATGGTTTTTTAGAATACAGTTTACCAACAACCAATATTCTTGCGTCCGCAAAGCAAAAAAATAAAGACAAATTTATAGATCAAAAAAATCCATTCACGAGTGTTATATTCAGAACCCATCGTATCAATCTAGAACTAGAAGATTATAGAGTTGCGTTACATACAAATATTGAGACTACAAACCCTGACAAAAAAATCAGCCAACCTGGAAGTACAGGAACTTTAGGTGAGCCTTCATATCCATTTAATCATGTGACATATTCTGAAAGTGGACATCTTTTTGAAATGGATGATACTCCAAATAAAGAACGTATGAGACTTATGCATCGATCAACATCATATTTAGAATTTTTACAAGACGGTGATAGGGTTGATAATACCGTAGGTGAAAAGTTTGATATGGTTGACTCAAATATTAATACTCATGCTTTAGGCAATTCATTTACAAATATAAATGGGTTTTATGATCTATACGTAAACGGAAGTGCTAAAACAGTATCTCCTAGTCTTAATGATAGCACTTCTACAAATGCATATAATGTCAAAATAGGATCGGGTAATGCATCAATTGTTACTGAAAATGGTGATATTAATATTGTTGCAGGTGGTAATGGTAGAGTGATATTAAAGGGTACTGATGTTGTTTTTACATCAGGTGATGGTAAACCTATAGATCAAAAATCTTTTGGATTAGACAATTATAATTTAAAAGGTTTTAATATGGGCCAAATAGATTTGAGATCCAAGTCTATGAATTATAAATCTGAGGGCGCCATACAAATGAATTCTTCAAATCACAATATTGTGACAGGAGATTATACAATTAATGCGAATAAATCTATTAAAATGTCTGCAACATTTGGTTCAAAAGAAACTATAAATGGATTACTCACGTTTGGTTTTCCTGGAGAATTTAACATAGGAAAGCAAGTTAATATTCTTGGAGGTAAAATGGAAGTCAATTCTATTAATCCATTAGGAGGTTTTGATGTAAATGTTGGTCCTGTAGGTTCACTTACTTCATCGTCTATGAATGCATTAGGCTTTGATTTTTCAACATTAGGTAAGTATTCGTTAAGTGCTAAGGTAAAAATGGATATGTCAACATTAGGACCTGTAAGCATTTCTAGCACTCTTGGTAGTTTAACGATAGAAAATTTGTTAGCCACCATAAGTGTAGGTGCAATAGGCAAAATAACAATAGAAAATAAGATTGGTTCATTGGGTGCTATATTAGATGAATTGATGCAGGCACTTTTGCAATTAAACGTACCGACTGGCGTTGGTCCGAGTGGACCTCCAATAAACGCACCTGCTTTAACGGCAGTACAAGTCAAATTAAAGGCATTATTAGCATGACAGAAGACGTAATATTTGAAGAACAGAAAATTAGAAATCATAAATTAGAAAATGTTTTACAAAAAACATTAGATTTTAATATCCAATATTTGGATTTCTTAGAGAATAAGTTAAAAGAAATGAGACAAAATAGAGATGAGTTAAAGAATGGCTGAAGCACCTGTATTATTTGACCAGAAAAAATTATTTGATCAAAACGATCCTTTGCTAAATGCAGTATTAACAAATATTGCAACGTTTGCAAGTGATGTTTCTGGTGGACTAGGTACCTTAGTTGAATTTTTAAATCTAACTAAAATTTATTTAAAGGCAATTGCTGATCCAATAGCATTAATATTAATACCTGCAATAGATCAATTGATTGAAGCGATTGAAGATTTAAAAAATATTGGATTTGGTACGTTATCTGTATGGCCATGGGAAGTTGGGCAGGTAGAAAGTGGCATTGATTCTACTAAGGCATTAGAGGCCATACAGTCACTAATTGTTGCATTAAACGATATTGAGCCTGACAATTTAAAATGGGATCCTAGAACAAATCAATTTCAATCCGTAACTGTCTTAGGTGATGGAGTAACAAATCAGGAAATGTTAGATGCTGGTGCGGACCAATCTTTTCTAGATGCACTTGTAGCGGATGATAATACTTGGAATGAGGATGAAGCAAGTGATGAGTTACAACAACAAGGAGCAGAATCTTTAGATACTCAACCATTTGGTTTTTCGGCTTTTGAGCAGGTATCAATCTCAACAGACGATGAGGGTCGAACTATTGAGACAAAAAATTTAGATAAAACATTTGTTAATAATACTTTAAATACAATTTACAATTATTTAAATCCAAAAGAATGGGAAGAAGGTGATAATGCAACAAAACGTTTTATAAATTCATTAAACGAATCATTTCAGATAAGAACATTAACTCCTTCACAATTTGTTTCAGAAGTTAGTAGTTCATTTGATGACTCTAATGATCCAGGAAGACCTATTGGTAGCGGTGATTATATAGCATTTGTAGGTTTTTTTGCGTTACCAACTCATCATGCTTTGAGAGATATGATTAATTCACTTCTTAAATTTTTTGCGAATTTTTTGAAAAACATACCTGATCTACAAGATGATAAAATTACAGATATCGAATTAGGACACCCATTAGTAATTGCTGGATTAGAGACTGATTTATTACTAGAAACAAAAAATGCTATAAGTGCGGCCGATAGTGAAATAGTAGATGTTGCAAATGAAATCTCTGATGCACAAGATGCTGAAAATGAAGCAGGAGTAGAATTACTTTTTGGTGCAAATTCTGAAAATATTAAAAAATATAAAGGAAACTTAAAAAAATCCAGAGAACGATACACAAATGCATTTAGCGAAGTGGCCAACTATTCAACTCAAATAAATGATTTACAACAACAATTATTAACTTCACCAGATACAGTATCAATAGAACAAGAGATTGCTCGTTTATCAAACTTAGCAACAAAGGCATCTGAAAATGTTAGAGCCGAATTAATTACACAACAGGAATACGGAAGACATTTAGCCAATGCAACTGCTGAAGCAAATAATTTACAATCAAATTTTAATGATAAAATAGAAAAGGTGAAGCAAATTCAAGCAAAAAGAAATGCACTAGAAAAAAAGAGAAACAATATTAGTCTCGATACAACGGTTTTACAAGAAAAATTCTATACCTTAGATAATACATCGATGAGAGATTTGTCCGCAATAACAGAAGAAAAAATATTTACTCCTAAAAATAATACGCATAATGGTGTGACAATACCAATGTTTGCGGAGGGCACATTAATTCAACAGGGTCATGTATTTAATGATTTCACCGCAGAAGTTGTCAGACACGTAGAGATACGAGTTAAAGATGGACATGTTATTAGTAATAAATTAAAAGTAAGAAAAGTCAGAGGAAATATTAAACATAATACAAGTTCACCTATGCAACAAATTAATGTCCCTCCGATTATTGCATTAGATGGAAAACAATTAGATTCATTTGGTATTTTGAAAACGGGTCAAGGTGTTCAAGGGGCAAAAGATTCTTTGAATTTTCCTATGTTTGCTCCAACTAATCCTGATGTTCCTGAATTACAGCCTGCTTTAAAAATTAAAGCAACTATGCATACCGAAAGTAATATTTTAAGAACAGTTTTACCAGTTAATGATGAATTTATTAAATATAACTCAACAGGTACTGCACAAGATGATCCTTTAACCGTCACCGATATCTATACTGATCAAAATTTGATTAGTAAATTATCTTTTCAAGTTATGATGGAAAATTTTGTAGAAAATCTTACTATTGGGTCTCCAATCACGCATAATTTTATAGTTTCATCATCTGTATCTGAAATGAACATTCCTGTAAATCCTTTTGACAGATTGGGGTGGACTTTATTTCCTGGTATGGGATTAACACCATGTATCAGAAAGGTTTTAATAAATGGGACAGAACTTAAAAAACAAGATATAAAAACACAATTATTTAAAACTAGAAAAAAATCTTCTTCTTCAAAAGATATTGAATATGAAAGTATGTATGAAATTACAATCGAACTTGGTAGACTTACGAAGTCTGGTGAGATTGAACCATATAATTCTAAGGATGTGATAGTACCGAATAAAGTCGTTAATAATGCATTTCTTGATGTGCCGTTGACTTTACATAAAACAACTGCCACAAGATCAAGTATTCCAAATTGGAAGTTTACACGAATACAAGATATTTTTCCAGTATACGGAAAAGTTTTAGATCGTATAATAGATAAATTGGAATTTGCAAAAGATTTGGCTTCTGGTTCATTAGAAGACATAAACAAATGGATTCAATATTTTGAGGATCTTGTACGAGATTTAAAAACATTAAACAAAGAAATACAAAATCTGCTTCAATTTTTAGCATCAGGATTGGATAAATCAGGGTTGTATTTTGCAAGTTTTTCTGGTAATGATGGCGTCAACGGTTTTAAAAGAAGTCTTTCTAGTGCAAAAATAAAAAACGTCAATCTTGAACCGGTTAAAGAATTTTCTCTTGAACCTGTCGTAGTAAATAGAATTGGAGGTGATGGTGAAGAAGTTCAAGCAGAAGTATTAAAACTTGTACAAAAAGAAAACCCTGAAAGCGTGGGTGAACAATTGATTAATTGGTCAGATCTCGACTCTTTAAAATATAGTGGAGGGTTTGTTTTCTATGCACAAGGAAACGATACTAAACTATTAGAGAAATTTTTATTAACGAGTGGTTTGAAGAAAGTAGAAGAAAAAGAAAATCCTCAATCAGAAAAAACAACAACTGATGATACATCAGTGAAATCTTTACTTGAAAAAGTACAGCCAGAGGTTGATAAGATTGAAATAAAACAAGCAGGATCTATAAATGATAATGTTTTTATACAAGCAGAGGGTGCCGAACTTGTTAGAAAAGACACCCAAATAAAAATTACGTTCAAAAATGATAGCAAATCTTTGACTGATGGTGAAAAACAATTAATAAAAGATGCAAAAGGAAATGATTTTATTTTTGATGTCGATATAAACTATGGGTCAATGATCCCCACAAGATCGACAAATGCTGATGGGGGAAATGTAATATTATCAAATGATAATTTTGTAACCTCAACACCATTAAATTATTCAGTACAACCAATTAGGGAAACTATAACTGTAAACGAACAAGAGATAGAAGTTATAAAATCAGTTATTATTAAACCACAAGATAAACTAGAATCAAAAACAAACTTTAAACTTAAAATAAAAAAATCCATATTAAATAAAAGTAATCAACAACTCAAAGAGGGGTTTGAGATGACTTTAGGATTTACAACATCGCCAACTACAATAATTGATATTGGATTACTATAATGGCATTTAATAGAGAACAAATTGATTCAACTGCAAGTGATTTTGATGTTGATGAAATCAATCAAAATAATTTCTCAAATAATACTATCTTTGTACCTATAGAGAAATCATTTATACTTACTTTTGATGATCTAATGGATTCTGAAACAATATCTCTTCATACAAATAATACAGACATAGATGTAAGCGAAAGAGGTAAAAGAGGTTCTGTGCAGTTATCTTGTGTTGGTGATCCAGGACTTGGTTCTGATGCCGATTCTTTAAATTTAAGATTAAAAAAAGGTACGAGTAGCCCTCCTTTTGTTATATCTTCTTCTCCTGGTACGTTGATAAAAGATCAAGATGCTACTATTGAAGTAGAAATGTTATCACAACCAGTTATATCAAATGCAAACGCTACATTTTCTTTTGAACCAGTAGTTAATTTAGCCAGTAATTCTACATACATTTTTAATGTGACTAAAGATGTTCAAGACAACGATGGTAGCGAAACCTCGTTTACCGTTGGTACAGGTTTTGTCACGGACAATACTAGAAGTGTAATTTTAAGTTCTAGACCTTTTAATGGTCACATCATTAATTTACCCTCGGATAATGAATTAAAGTTTGAAAAAGATGAAGTTGTTAAAAAATCTGGAAGAAATCTACCAGTAGCAACTGTTTTTGAACACGATGAGGTTTCAATATTAACCTATAATCTAAATCCAGTTTGTTACTTCATAAATGTTGCATTTACCGCCGCCAGTCCATGCGTAATAACAACACCATCTGCTCACGGATTATTTGCTGATAATAAAATTACAATATATGATATAGTGAGTGGTAGTGGATTATCAAAAAGAACTTACTCAATATCAAGCGTAGGAACAACTACTATAACATTAGATGGTGTCAATAATTTACATGGTATTGCTGGTAGAATAAATTTTTACGTTGATTTTTCTGCTGATGATGAGATTGTTTCTACAGAAAGAACAAACAATATACAAATAAAAGCAACCTCAAACCCAAGAAAAAATTTTGTTGATATAGAATTAAATAAAGAAATACAACAATTTTTACCAACGACCACTACTAAAAATTTTGCGAAGAGTATAAGATTTGATGACACAAATAATCAACTAAGTTATGTTCCAGTGACTGGTTCAGAATCAAATATTATTAAATCAACTGATAATTTCGCAAATAATATTATTTTAAAGCAAGGCACAATCACTATGTTTGTGAGTGCAAACACAAATCCTACTCATAACACACACCCATTTAACACATCTGCACCTACGGTAACAGATTTTGTGCCAAATGCGAATGATGCGATAACAAGACATTTAGAAGTAATTGAAATTACAAGGAGCGGTACGACCGCAACAGTTTTTACGAATTCAATTCATGCGTTAAACATAGGTGACTCAATAAAAATAGAGGGTTGTAATGAAACTGATTATAATATTTCTGCAACTGTACAAACTGTTATCGATTCTTTTAGATTTACATATGAAGTTGCAAATGAACCGAGATCGCCTGCAACTCCTTTAACAGGCAAAATTAATTTAAAGACAGGCGATACTCCTGCATTACAAGCAACTGCTTTTCAGGTTCGTTTTAGTCAATCTATGAATACAAGTACGATATGTGTGGCAAATGCTTCACATTTCATTTATGCGAATGGCACTTCTTCAACTACTGGTTATGACAAAACGGCAGCCACTATTCAATTGTCAGATGATAATTTTGCTACATCAACTGGTTTAGTGAATTGCAAATCTATATCAGCAAATACAGGAAATTCTTTATTTACAATAGTTCCAGAAACACTATTACGTAGTAAGTCATATAAAGTGAAAGTCACAACAAATGTTAGAGATCTTGGTGATACAAATACAGATGTAAATTACATCACCGCTGACACTTTTTCGACTGGTATAAAAAGTTATGATCCATTAACTGGTAAAGAACTTGTTTTTGTCGATAGCATACCTCCAATAATAGAAAAAATAAGTTTAGGATCAAATGTGCTAGAAAGTTCAAATGTTGAAGAAATTTCTGCATCACCTACTGGTGTAGCAGTGAATTTTACAGATAACTTTGTTGTGCAATTTAATGAATCTATGAACGTTGAAACGGTTAATGTCAATTCTACTAATACAGATCCTTTTGGTACAATACAAATTTCGGCTGATGATTTTAACACAGTCATTCAAATGGATGCTCAACCAGCCGTTTCAACAACAAACGAAAGAAATGATACATTCACATTTAGTCCTGTAGATAATGTTTCGTCAAATGTAGCATATGTAGTAAAAGTTACAAAAGGTGTTGCAGATGAATCACCAAATCAAAATTTTCTAGTAAAGGATAATGTTTCTTCTTCAAAAACTTTAACTGTTGGAAGTGTATCTGGATCATTTACAACAGGAGAAACAGTTATTGGAACAAGAACCGCAAGTGTGGGAGCAAATAGTGGAGCCGTAACTTTAAATGAAACTTTATTAGGAACAACATCTCTGGCAAAAGGTATATTAAGGACTCATACTCCTGGTAGTGGAACTCTTACATCGATAGAATACACTGAGATAGCAAGCGAAGATGAAACAGTCAAAGAGTTTCTACCAGGTGAAGTATTAGTGGGACTCTCATCTGGCGAAACAATAACTACATCAAGTGCATCCATAACGCCAGCCGCCTCTGGTGTGGTTTTAAATTTTAGTGATCCAAGTTTAAGAATTAGACATTCGAATACTTCAATCGCATTTGACACTACTGACGGTATTTTGACAGGTGTTACATCAGGTGTTAAAGGCACGATGACGGCAATAACTAATACTGGATTTTCTACTCAATCCACTGCCTTGAGTGTAACATCGTTTATGAGAAATACTTCTGATACATTATTGGAATTATCATCAAGCAGAACAGGTATTGATCATGATTCGAATGTTATAATAAAATTTAGTCAAACTATGAATACTGATACTATTATCGTAAATTCAACTGATAATCAAGTTAATTCATCAGATACCGTTATATTATCAAAAGATAGCAGTTTTACAAATTGTATACCATTGTTGCCAAATCCAACAATTACTGAGAATGGATCAAAGTACGAATTCAAACCAGTAATTCTTGCCAATACAAGTTTAAGACTATCACAAAATGATTATTACTATGTAAAAGTTACGAGAGATGCAAAAACAAAAGGCGCAAAAAACACTGCCTCGGAATATACGTCTTCAAGTGCAAGAATAGGAACAGGAATATCGCCTGATTTTAAAGGTATAAATGCAACAGTATTTAACACAGATGGGACAGAAGTAATTTTAGGCACAGAAAATAATAATAGTAAAACAAGTTCTGCATCAGTAAATAGTCCAATAATTTTTCATTATAGTGAAGCGGTGAATATATCGGCCTTTGCTTCTAGTGCTGGTGCTGAAATTTTGATAGATAATAATTCGAATTTTGCATCCCCAATTACGGTTACACTATCGAAATCAGGAAGATTTGGAAATCAAATTATAGCAACTCCATCATCCGCATTAAGTGCAGGAACACGTTATTACGTTAAAGCAAATTCTGGAGGTTCAAATGATGGTGGACGTGCTATATCTACTGCACAAGAATTTGGTTCTTTTACGACTGCATCATAAGGAGAATAATGGCATTAGTACCAGCAACATTAGCGAGCCAACTTGAAGCCGCCCTGAAAACATCACAATCAGATCCAAGTCCTGCATCACAAACAAAATTAGCACAGGACATGGCTACGGCAATTGATACATTTGTCAAAACTGCAACTGTAACAACAACTGTAACTGGCACTGCGGTTGGTGGAGTGTGTACTCCAACTGGACCAGTAGCAGGTGCAACTGTCACAGGAACTGGAACAGGAGCACCAGGGACAGGATTAAGTTAATGGCACTAAATAAAGCGACATTAGCGACTGAAATTGAGAATGCATTTAAAGCATCACAAGCAGATCCTTCTCCCGCATCACAAACAACATTGTGTAATGCTTTAGCACAAGCAATTTATAATTATTTAATTCAAGCAACTGTTTCAACAACTGTTACAGGAGTTGCTAGTGGAGGTGTTAATGCAAGTGTACTTGCTCCGCCTGCTCCTCCTGTTCCAGGTCCAATAACTGCTCCTGCAACCGTTACAGGCACAGGAACTGGCACACTTTCTTAATAAATAATAATATGGCTACCGCAGATACAACAAGACAATACTACATTTCTCAGAGTGATAAGTACAACTCTTTTGATGATGTAGCAAAAGATTATTTAGATAAAAGATTAAAAGCGACACAATACGTAGACTTTGGTGTAAAATTTAACAAAAACCCAAATACGAATGATATAGCAATTTTGCGAGGAGACAATGCAGTAAAGCAGTGTGTCAAAAATCTAATTCGAACAAATAGATTTGAAAGATATTTGAGACCGGATGTTGGATGTGATCTGACAAAACTATTGTTTGAACCATCGAATCGAATTACGGAAATAAGAATAAAAGAACTTATTACAGAAACTATTAAAATACATGAAAAAAGAGCAATAGTTAAAAATGTTGATGTAAAGTCTGTCAGAGATGGATTAGGTTATGATGTAACAATTGTTTTTGCTATAAAAGGAAGTGATAGCCCAGTAACTTTTACGACTTTTTTAGAAACGAATCAAGGATAATTTATGGCATCTCCATCAAACTTGAAATTAACAGGACTAGACTTTGATGAACTCAAAGATAACTTTAAAAATTATCTGGCGACTCAAAATGAATTTACAGATTATGATTCGACCGGATCTGCATTTTCAATTCTTCTTGATGTGCTTGCATATAATACACATTTAAATGCCTTTTATTTAAATATGGTCGCAAATGAGATGTTTTTGGATACTGCAATAAACAGAAATTCAATTATGTCTTTGTCAAAAATGTTAGGGTATTTACCAAAATCTAGAAAAAGTTCGTATGCAAATGTAACTGTATCCGTAACACCTACTGACAATCCTTCAAATATAACCATAGCAAAAAATACAAGATTTAAATCTGATATTAATGGTATTACTTTTACATTCGTCACAGATCAATCTTATTCGGCAGTAGCAAATGGGAATTCAACAGTAACTCTTCCAAATATAAAACTGGTTCAAGGTGAACCATTGACATTTAGATACACTGCTAATACATCTGATAATTCAATAAAGTACAAAATACCGAATACTGGTATTGATACAGATTCAATAACCGTAACGTTACAAGAATCTGATGAAAACACTACTCGAAGTTCTTATACACTCGCTACGGATCTATTGGATATTAATCCTACATCAAACGTATTTTTTATAGAGCCAGATGCAGACGATACTTTTCAAGTAAAATTTGGGGATGGAATATTAGGAAGAAAGGAAAAGACAGGTAATATTGTCATTATAGGATATAATATAACAAGTGGTGTTTTAGGTAATGGAGCAAGAATTTTTAGTCCAGTCTCTACTGTTGGAGGGTATGCAGGAGCAACTGTTACAACTATATCATCTTCTGTTGGAGGATCAAATGAAGAGACAAATGATAATATAAGATTTAACGCACCAAAACATTATGAGGTGCAAAATAGAGCCGTTACGGCAAACGATTATAAAAGAATAATATCAAGAGAATATCCTCAAGCAGAATCGGTTATTGTTTATGGAGGTGAGAATGCTGATCCTCCTCAATTTGGAAAAGTGTTTATAGGTGTAAAACCAAAATCAGGTTTGGCAATTACGACATCGGTCAAAGATTTTATTAGAGATGTTTTGAAAAAATATAATGTTGGTTCGATAACACCTGAGTTTGTAGACATAGATTACATATATCCAATATTGACTTTAACAGTAAATTATGATTCACGATTTACAAATAAAACTACGTCCGTTCTTAGACGAGATGTTTTAAATTCTTTAACGTCTTATTCTACTAATGAATTGCAAGAATTTTCAAAACAGTTAAGAGTATCAAAACTCACTAGATCTATTGATGATACAAATAATTCTATTGTCGGTAATGAACTTTCATTAAAATTAAAAAAATCTTTTAATCCTACATTAAATCAAAAGTTAAATTATACCATACGTTTTAGTAATCCTATTTATCATCCTTATGCTGATTATATAGGCGCAATCACATCAACTGAATTTACAATATTAGACGGTGAAAACATATCCAGAAGTGGATGTAAATTTGATGATATGGATGGTGTAATTAGAATTTTCAGAATTGTCGATGGTGCTAAAAAAATCATTTATAAAAATCAAGGAACAATTGATTATGATAAAGGTGAAATTCTTTTAAGTCTTTTTAATCCAACGGCATATGTGGGATCAACCTTAGATATTATTGTCAACCCTCTAAATCAAGATGTTCAACCATTAAGAGAACAAGTTGTATTAATTTCAGAATCGAATGTTAATATAACGATGAATGATGTTTCAAGTGTGAGGACAGGTTTGACAACAACCACGCAAACCTCTACATCTTAAAATGACTGTATATCTAACTGACGAAAAAAATAATAAGATTATAAATTCTATTGTTCCTCTCTTAGAACAACAATTTCCTGAATTTATTCGAGAAGATGCACCAACTTTCATAAACTTTATGAAAGAGTATTACAAATGGATGGAGTCTAGTGAACTAACAATAACAGATGTAATTCAGAACGAATATAGACTTACGTTAGAAGATGAAAATACAAATTTAGTACTGGAGGATGGTTCAACTCTTACGCTTGAAAGTACACGAGAGACCAGTAATACATCAATACTCAGTTCATTTGAAAAAAATGAAAAGATTGTAGGACAAGCATCTGGTGCCGTTGGTATTGTTGATCGAGATATGACAACATCAAATACTAAAATTTATGTTACTGGTTTGGAAAGAAATAAGTTTATAAGAGATGAGGAAATAATAGGCGAAAATAATAGAACAAATGCTACGGTTACATCATTCTCAAAAAATCCATTGTTTGCATCTAAAAGTCTTTTATCGGAAAGAGATATAGATTTAGTTGGTGATAATATAATTGAGTTATTTCGAAAAGAATTTGCAACAACATCCGATACAAATATTTTAACAGAGAAGAGAGATTTTTTCAAACGAATTTTTAATCTGTATAGATCAAAAGGTACTGTATATTCCTTTGATTTATTTTTTAAATCTTTTTTTAACGTACAAGATCTTGAGGTTTATAGACCAAAAATTGATTTATTAAAACCCTCATTCGGTGATTTTAGAAGAGAGAAAACACTTAGGATTATTACAAGTGATACTAATGATAAATTTGAATCTAGGATTATTACAGGTCAATCATCTTCTGCAACTGCTACAGTCGATAGAGTAGAAAATTTTCAGTCTGGAGCATTAACTGTAACAGAATTATTCTTAACCAATATTGTTGGTACGTTTGTTGTAGGTGAAAATATTACGTCATCTGAATTTGAAGAAACAACAGGAAGCGGAACTGCACAAGGTGTAATAACAAATATCAATATTGTGAGTGCAGGTACGAACTATAAAATTGGTGATACTATTACAATTACTGGAGGAGGTGGACAAGATGCCGCCGCCAGGGTATCTCAAATTGGAACCGGTGCAATTACAGGTTTTACAATTTTTGATGGTGGTGATGGTTATGTGAATACAGCCGTATTAACTGTTAATAATTTTGCTACTAGTGGTACAGGAGTATCTGGTGATGTAAGTAATATTGCACATACGTTTACTTTTTCAATTAACGAAGATATTATTGGTAATTTTACAACTGTGGTTTTTGATGATTCTAACTATAATTTATCTGGACAAGAAACAACTATAAAATCTACAAGGTTAGTTGATGCTTTAGGGTTTTCGGCTCTTCAAATTGGTACGATAGCAAACGTAAGAGCTATTGGATTGGGTTCTGGATATGAATTATCTCCAATAATAACAGTTGTTCAGGATAATGTTGTAAAATTTAATGATCCTGCAGTTGGAATAATTAATCTAAATGAAGATCCTGATGAAATTAGTGAGACAAATGCAATATCAGGAACATTTAAAACAGGTGAACGAATTACATCTAATTCTGGTAATAAGGTAGGAACATTTTTAGGATTGGTGAGTAATACTTCAACCTTAAATGATCCTGCTAGATTTCGTGCAAGGCCTGTATTGTATACTGGTACTTTTGGTGTAGGCCGAAATGATTTAACAATTAATACTTCAAATTATATTAACTCTACAATACCCACAGTTTATGACGTACAATTTAATGCTCCGACAACAACAAACGGTTTAGAAGATACAAATACTTTTGTTTTTCGTAGAGGAGTAAATGCCTCCAGTGTAACAGAATCAACAAATACAGACACAACCATTGAATATACTTCTACATCTATGTCTATCACAGGCGCATTTCAAACATTACAATTTCCTATTACAAGTGTTACTAGGTCTAGTACAACCGCAACTGTTATAACTCCAGTAAAGCATGGACTTGATGATGGACAAAAAGTTATTTTAAGTGGGGCATCTCCAGCAGGTTATAATGGTGAAAAAACAATTTCAGTAACAGATGACACGACTTTTACTTTTACGATATCTGGTTCTCCTTCTACACCAGCATCAGGTACAATAGTATATGACGAAAATGTAGCAGTTAAATTTACGCTTCCAAAAGGACATAAAGATGATGATAGATTTTTATTTTCTGCTATTGATTTTACATCAAATGAAAAAATTACAGGTTTTACAACATCTGCAAACGCAACTGTAAATACAGGTACGGCAATTGCCGATGGTGGTATTAGGGGTAATAATGCAGTGATTGATGTTGCTGGATTAGCCGCAGGATCTGTACGAGATATTGATCTTATAAACTTTGGTGTTGGGTTTACGAGTGCTCCAACATTATCGTTAGCACTTAAAGGCGGAGGTAATGCTTTACTTACAGCAAATATTGGTGCCGTAGGTGAAAAGACAGGCGAATATTTGAATGAAGATGGTAGACCAAGTTCTATAAAAAAACTTTCTGATAGTGAATATTATCAAGATTATAGTTATTCACTTAGATCGTCAAAACAAGTTTCTGAATACGAAGAAACGATAAATGACTTATTACATCCAGTAGGTTCAAAATTGTTTGGAGAGTTTAGGCCGGCCCCTCCTACTCTACAAATGGGGTTTGATCATCTTCTAGCGAATGAAGATGGTGGAATTTTAATTCTTGAAGATGGTGATAATATTTTAATGGAACAATATCTTGAACCATCTCATAGTATCAATTTAAATAAATTGCAAACTTTATCTGCTGGTGGTACAGGCCGTACAATTTCAATTACAGGTAATTCGGATGTTATTACGTCTGATGAAAGTCTTACTGATGAAATGACATTAGAAGATGATACTGGTGTTATGATATTAGAAACCTTCGATAACTTTTTATTAGAAACCGGTTTTATATCAACTGATTTTCCAGAAAATTTTCCTGAAGGATCTAAAATTATTATAGACGATGAGCAAGCATTTGAAATCACATATGGAGAATTATTATTGGAAAAAACTTTGTCTGGTACCCTAAATTGTTCATCATCTAACGTTCTTTCATATTTTGTTTTAGGTAATGCTAGTGCATCTTTTACAGTTGGTGAAGAAGTTTTTCAGGGGGATAGAGATAGTTTTATTCTTAATAGTGACAATGGAACAAATTCTGCAAATATAGTTTCGCATTTTTTAACGCTTGAAACAGGAACAAAATTTGTTTACGAAGACAACTCACTATCATTACTAGAATCAACTGCTGATCCGTTTCAACCAAATACAGGTGATATATTATTAGAAAGTTCAAACTCAAGTGTTTCTGATATTCTTTTTCTTGAAGTACAAAACACAACTTCAAATGGTACAGTTCAAGAATATTCAACAGATGCATCTAATAATAAAATTTTGATATTACATTCAACTGGAGCAAATAGTTTTTCATTATCTTCAAATGCTAATGGTGTAACATCAGAAGCAACTGCAAACATAACGAGTTTTGATAAAAATTTAATTATTGGTGTTGATACTAATTTTGAAGACGACCTTTCAATTAATGATGTGATTACATTACAAGGTGGAACGGAACAGATGCAGGTTTTAAGTATTTTGAATTCTACCGCTATAATTTGTAATACAACAATAGGTGATGGATCAACTCTCAAATTTGATAATAATCTTGTTGAACATCTTATGCTAGAAACAACTTTAAGAGGTACAACATCTGCGAACGGTATTAGTGACGGCAATACAACTGTAATTGGAGAAAATTCATTTTTTGATGAAGATTTATTAGTTGGTGACATTATTTGTTTAGCAACAAACACTGCAATTAAAGCACAAGTTACCTCAATAATAAACAGTACAGCCATAGTGACTAATACCGTCATAGGTGATGGGTCGTCTAATGTTTCAATTGATCTAAAGGTGTCTAGAAATATGGATTTAGAGCCATCTGAATTAACCGTAACTTTATCTAATAAATATGAAGGAACGAATAATTTTATGGGTTTAACAGATAGTAGTGGTTCTGGTTTCATTCATTTAGAAGATGGTGTTGGATTACTTAATGTTCTATATCAAACATCAAATTCATCTTCTGGTAAATTGCAAATGGAAGAATTGTCTCCATTTTCAAATGTAGAACCAAAAATCATCGTTTCATCATAAATAATAATATGCCTAATCTAGTTACAAATAAATTTAAAATACACAATGCTGAACAATTTATAGAGTCATTATCAGAAACTTCTGCTACAAATCTTTATCTGTTTATAGGTAAAATAAATGCATGGAGTGATGAAAATAATCCGCCAGCACCAACCGATTCGATTGCCAATACATCATTTGAATATTGGAGATCTATGACATCTGCTAAAAAAATTACGTCTGCTGATGTTAGTCATATTATACCCAGAGTTAATTGGGAATCAAATACTGCTTATACGGCACATAGACAAAGCAATAATGAACAATCGGCAAATAATTTCTATGTTGTAACCGATCAATTAAATGTTTACAAATGCTTGCAAAATAATGTTGCGAATGGTGCTTCTACATTTAAACCAACTGGTACTGGTACTGGTTTAATTGAATTAAGTGATGGTTATAAGTGGAAATATATGTATACTATTTCACCTCAAGATACTCTTAAATTTACAACATCAGAATATATTCCTGTTAAAAAGATAGGATCAATTAATGATGGTTCTAATCAATATACGATAGAACAATCAGCCGTGGATGGAGCAATAGACGTTATTAATCGAACATCTAATGGTGATTTTCTTGCACAATTTTCTGCGACACCAACTGATAGTACAGGTGTTGAGGTACGAGATTTTGTAGTTGGTGAAGTTTTAACTGGTCAGACATCCGGTAATAAAGGTGTCGTAATTACATATTCTTCTGGTGCAAATACGCTTACATATTTTCCAAACGCTAATGCTTTATTTACAAGTTCTGAAATAGTTGTAGGTAATACTTCAGGAGCACAAGCGACTCTTAGTGCAGATATAATGTCAACTTACAAATTTGAGCAAAACACTTTTACATCAGTTACAAGCACAACAGTTCTACAATTGGCAAAAGATGCAAACACAACTTCAGATAGTGTTTATGTTGGTTCAACCTTGTATATCACAAATAATGCAGGTCGAGGAGAGCAATCTGTTATTTCTGCTTATGATGCGGCCCTTAGGAGAGTTACAGTTCAAAATGCATTTACAATTACTCCTAATACCAGTTCAGGATATACAATTTCACCAACAATCACCATTAGCGGAGATGGTATTAATGCTAAAGTAAGATCAATAGGAAATTCAAGTTTTGGAGTGCAAGAAATATTAGTTACAAATAAGGGATTGAATTATACGACTGCAAGCGTTACAATCACTGCTAATGGATCTCACGGTACAGGAGCAAATGCAGAAGTAGTTATTGGTCCTGTTGGCGGTCATGGATTTAATGCTATTGAAGAACTTGCAGGTAATAGAGTTTTGGTGGACTCCAGAATTACTGGAAATGAATCTGGGTTTTTCACAACCGATAATGAGTTTAGACAGGTTGGACTTGTAAGAGATCCTCTTCAAAGTGCTAATGCAAATGCTTTTTATACAAGTGATTTGGCAGATCAATCAACAAAAATTACAGTACGAGAGGTTGCTGGAACTTTTCAGGCAGATGAGGTTATATTTCAAGGAGATACACTTGCGAATAGTACGGCTAATGGAGTAGTAATTGATTTTCTAAATAATAATAAAGTAAGAATAAATCAAGTATCAGGAACTTTCGTATCAAATTCTACAGTAAATTCAATAACAGGAACCACCTCAGGATCAACTGCAATTATTGTAAATAATGGTGTATCAAATGCAGACATGAAACCTTATAGTGGAGATATTTTGTATATTGAAAATAGAACAAATGTAACCAGAGCAACAAATCAAATCGAGGATTTCAAGATTGTTCTTGAGTTTTAAGGAATAGTAATGCCTAAATTAACTACCGACTTTAATGTAACGCCATACTTTGATGATTTTGATCAGTCGAAAAAATTTTTCAAAATATTGTATCGTCCTGCATATTCTGTGCAAGCAAGAGAACTTTCGCAGATGCAATCAATTTTACAAAATCAAATCGAACAATTAGGCGATTATAATTTCTCAGATGGTGACAGAGTATATGGTTGTGAAGTTTCTCTTAATACAAAAATTAATTCTCTTAAAATAAAAACAAATTATGCAAGTGTAGAAGTTGTCATAGCAAATTTTGATGGAAGAATAATTGAAGGCAATACGTCTGGAGCAAGAGCAACGGTAGTAAAGGCAGAAAAATTTACACAAACAACATTAAATACTTTAATGATAACCTATCTCGATGAAAAGGTATTTTTAGATGATGAAATTATTCAAACAGTAGATACAGGCACAACATATTTTGCAAACGTTGCAGGAGAAGAAGAGGGTTTGGCAGATGTTACAACTCTAACAACTTCAGTAGCATCTCAACCTGGATCGATTGTATCGATAGAAGAAGGTGTGTTTTATGTTGGAGGATATTTTGTTTATGTGTCTCCACAAACTATTGCTCTTGATTTATATAAAAATGCACCTACTTATAGAATAGGATTGCAAATTGTTGAAAGCATCGTATCTAGTGTTGATGATACAAGTTTGTTAGATAATGCATTAGGAACACCAAACTATACCGCACCTGGTGCAAATCGATATAAAGTTGATTTAACTTTATCTAAAAAAGAAATTTTTCAAAGTGGTGTACCTATAGTATCTTCTGGACTAACTTTTACTGCTTCATCTAATACTGCTACAATAACAACATCGACTGATCATAACTTAAATAACGGGGATATTGTTGTAATAAGTGGCGCAAATCAATCTGAATTTAATGGTAGATTTCCTATAGCAAATGTCACCAGTGGCACTACTTTTACAGTTTTCGTTGCTGGAAAACCAACGACTCCTGCGACAGGAACACCTGAGTATACAAAAGTAATTACTGATCCTCTTGAAGCAAGGTCTGATGTAGACTTTATTGAATTGTTAAGAGTTGAAAATGGAATTATAGTCAAACAAGTTTCGAGTCCTTTGTATGGTGCAATAGGTGATGTTCTGGCAAGAAGAACATTTGATCAATCCGGTGACTTTACAGTAAAACCGTTTTCATTAGCATTTGAAACACACAAAATAGCAGGTGTTGCTTCTGCAAGAACAACAGCAAATGCGTGTACAAATTTTACAGGTGCAGGAACAGGGTTTGTTTCTCAATTAGTAGATGGAGATACAATCTTTCTTTCAGGAAATACAAACAAAACTGCCACAATTTCTACAATTGCAAACAATACATCTTTGACATTATCATCAGGCACATCATTAGGTGATGGTAGTGATGATCAAAAAATAGGTGTTGACACAAAAGTTACTGCATCACTCAATCCAGGCAAAGCATATGTTAAAGGTTATGAATTTGAAACAGTCACAACATCTTTTGTTGATATTGATAAAGGACGAGATACAAGAACTGTTAGTGGTGAGCAACAAGGTACAGACTTTGGACCATTTTTAAAGGTGACAGATTTATATCAAAAAGTTGGTTTTGATCTTGGTGTTGATACTGGAGCAATGGGGGACACCACAGGTGCCGCCGGTATGGATCTTATTGAATTGCATTGTGTCAAATGGCCATCCACAGATGCAATTAATAGTGAAGATAGATCTATTTTAATTTCAGGAGATCAATCTAATTCAACAAATAATAATATTGATTTTGTTGGTATCGATCCAACAAGTGATCATACAAAAATAGGTACTGCAAGAATACGCCAACTTGATTATAGAGGAGGAAGAGATAGTTCTGTAACAGTATTATATGATGATAGCGACCCTAATGCAAGTACAGAGGCAAGTACCGCACACAGAATTTTTCATTCAATCTATGATGCACACTTATTTGATTTTAGATTTAATAAAACAACAGGTACGGTTGGATCCGGAAGAGGTAATGCAAACACAAGTCAAATAGATTTGAATACAAATAAATTTGGTACTGCCAATACATTATATGGTGTAGAGGTAACTGTAAATACATCTTTTCTTGGTGTAACAACATCAGATACACGTAGAATTATTGAATGGACTGGTGCGATCAGTAATTATAGTTCACCAATGAACAGTTCATATAGGGCACGTTTAGATAGTCCATTGTCACAACCAACCATAGATGACTCAACATACAGTCTAAATTTTTCTGTAAAAAACGTAAGATCTGGTGTAAAAATAGATTCTAATGCTATTACTGATGCGTTTAATATTGATCCAAGTGGTAAAGTAGGTGGTGTAGAAACTGGTGATACCATACTCTATAAAGCAAATGACGAAGAAAGAAGTTTAATTTTTCCATTACAAAATTCTACAGTAGCAAATCTAAATCCAACAGGTTCAAGTTCAACAACTTATAGATTTAAGAGAACATTTATAGTTAATTTGACTGCCGATCAAACTGGAACTGCCACTGCTCCATCAGGAGAAGCATTTTATCCAGCAACAACAAAAACTTTATCTGAATCAGAAGCAGATGCAAATTATATTATAACAGCCATTAGTGGTGTCCATGATGGAAAAGTGATAGAATTTTCTAACACTTCTGGTACTGCTTTAAATGGAGGTTCTTCTTACACTAGAAGTCTTTCTCTTGAAAATAATGGCGGTGCCCTATCAATACAAGCACGTTCTGATGCTACTGGTGCTCCAGATTTGTCATCTCATCAAGTACAAATCATAGCAACTATGGAGAGATCTAATGCTACAAATAGTGGTGCCGGATCTCAAATTGCAAAGAAACTACTTGTTACGGGAAATACAACAGTTGCAAATGTAGACTATAATTCTTCAAATACGATACAGGCAGATTCAGGACAAATAGTATTAGGTACGTCTATGAATACTGAACCTGGTGCGAACAATTCATTAAAAATTTCTGATGTGAAAAAATTGGTTGCAGTAATTGATTCTTTAAATCCTGATGCTAATGTAAAAACCGCTATGGTAACTGCATCTATTGCTGACTCCGCAAATCAACATAATATAACTTCAAGATTTGAATTTGATACTGGACAAAAAGATAATTATTATGATTATGGAAAAATATCATTAAAACCTGGTGAAGATAAACCAGTAGGACAAGTAATGGCAATTGTAGATTATTATACTCACAGTGGTTCTGGACCATTTACAGTTGACTCATACACGTATAGTGGTTCGGCAAATACACCTTATACGGAAATACCAGCATTTACATCACCTGTAACAGGAAACAAATTTCAATTGAGAGATGTTGTTGATTTTAGACCCAAAAGAATTGGTATCGATACCGCAAACACTGATGGATATTCTTATACAAATGATATAACTACTACCGCAAATGTCTTTCATGGTAAGATATTGCCGGATTTCGATTATACTTTTGATACAGACTATGCACATTATCTTCCAAGAAAAGACAAAGTAGTTCTTACGAGAGATAGAAATTTTAAAGTTATCAAAGGTGTTTCTGATATTGCTCCAGTTTTACCTGCAGATGATGAAGATAGTATGACATTATATTCGATGGAAATACCTGCGTATACATTTAATCCAAATGATATTCAAGCAAGATATATTGATAATAAAAAATTTACTATGAGAGATATTGGAACTCTCGAAAAAAGAATTGAAAATCTTGAATATTACGTTTCTTTAAATTTACTTGAAAAAGAAGCGGATGGATTGACAATTACAGATGTTAATGATAACGATAGATTTAAGAATGGTATTTTAGTAGATCCTTTTGCAGGACATAGTATTAGTGATGTTTTCAATACAGATTTTAATGCATCGGTTGATTTTAATAATAAACATTTACGTCCTCCTTTTAAATCGGATTTGCATAGACTCGACTTTGATGCCAATACACAAAATAGTACATTAGTAAATAACGGCGGAATTTTGACATTACCATTTGCATCGAGTCCTTTTCTCGATCAGCCATTAACTGGAAACCTACTTGGAAAAAATATACAAAAGAAAATATCTGTTAACCCATTTTCATTTCAGAATTATATTGGAACACTTGATCTAGATCCTCCTACAGACAATTGGTACGATACAAATATTAGAACTCAAATTGTAGTGAATCTTGAAGGTCAATATGATAATTGGAAATATATTCCAACCAATAATGGTCATGGATCACACTATAACGATTGGGAAGAAATATGGTCAGGTGTTCAAGTTATAGAAGATGTGAAATCTGGAACAAGAGATGCAGGTGATGTTGCTAGTAATGACAGAAGAGCAAAAACTACAGGACAAAATAAAACGTTAACAGGTTTGAAAAAGGGTAATGTTCCTGAAAAAATTCTTAAAACGATTGGTAATAAAGTCGTTAATGTTTCAGTTCTACCAAAAATAAGACCTCAAACAATAACCTTTCTTGCAAAAGGATTAAAACCTAATAAAAATGTATATGCTTATTTTGATGACACAAAAGTAACGAGTTTTTGTAAACAAGCAACTCTTTTAGGTTTATCAAACGTAAGTACGTCTAATGTTTTTAGAACAACATCATCAAATTTTGAAACGATTTCTATTACAGGGTCTGGAAGTAGTGCAGGAAATACAGCCAAAGTTGTTTACATGTCAGATAGAAATGATGTTAATTCATGCTCGATAATGATTATTAATCAAACGAGTGAAAGTGCTTTCAATCTCGGTTCAGTCGTACAAGGGCAAGATACTGGTGCTAATGGAACAATTTCATCTGTAACAAATTACAATTTATCTGATGGTCAGATTTTAGTGAATAACGAAGGTGCAACCGCAGGCATATTTAACGTACCATCAGATAAATTTATATCAGGAGAAACTCTATTTAGATTGACAGACGATTCAGATAATATTTTAGCAAGTACAACATCGGTTGCTGAAAGTATGTTTCATTCAAAAGGCGCAATTGACTCGAATAGGGAAGATAATGTAGTTTCAGTAAGACCACTCATAAAAAAGCGTGATGACATTTCATCAGAAAAAATTGTAAAGAGTTATACGACACCTAGAAGATCCGAGTCAAATAAATTTTTTGCACCTTTAGCACAATCGTTTTTTGTCTCGGAAGATAATTATCCATCAGGAGTTTTCTTAGATAGCATAGAATTATATTTCAGAAAAAAAGAATCATCTCCAGGATCTAAAAATTCTATTACACTAGATATTAGACCTATGATTGATGGTGCACCAAGTCCATCAACTATCATACCTGGTTCTCAAGTTACACTGTCACCAGGTCGTGTGACCGCAAACACAAGCACTCCAGTAGCAAATACTTCAGGTGGTTTTCCATCGGCTACTGTAGGTAATAGTTTAACTGCAAATAAACAAGGTAATAATGTTGGATCGAGAACAATATTTAAATTTGATTTTCCTGTTTTCTTAAACCCAGGTGAATATGCATTTGCTCTTTCAAGTGTTACATCTGAATATGAATTATATGCATTTGAATTAGGTGCTAAACACTCTGGAACAGATAGAAAAATAACACAACAACCATTCGTGGGAAAATTGTTCAAATCATCTAATGCTGATGGTAGAGAACCTTTGTCTACTGAGGGTTTGATGTTCAAAATTAATAGATGTAATTTTTCATCCGATTTAGGTCATGCACGATTAACTAATTCTACAACATCTTCTGGTAATGCAACATCAAACTCTATTATGGAAAGCATGAAAGTCGTTGCAGATATTATGGAATTTGCAAATACAGGATCTATATATCATTATTATTCTACATCGAAAGATGCAACTATAAAAAGTGATGCCGTACAATTTACGATCAACAAAAATATTAATTTAAAAACTCAACAACAAGTTACATATGAAACAGACACACTTGTTGATGCCTATGCTAATTCATTTCAATTAAATGTTTATTTTACATCGGCTAATACTATCATTAGTCCTGTTTTCGATGAAACTAGATCAGGTGTAATTTCAATCGAAAATGATGTTAATAATGCTGGTATAAAAAATTCAAATATATTAATAATAAGTTCTGGGTCTAATCTATTGCAATCTGAATACGGTGGTGATACTGGTCGATATGCTTCAAAAAATGCGGTAGATGGTAACACAAGTGCTTTTACTGTTTCTGCTCCTGATGTCGGATCAAACACTGCAACTATTGCGGCTAATGTAGGCTCTGATGGGAAAATAAATGAAGTAAAAGTTGTAAATCCTGGTAGTGGTTATCTTACAAATCCTACAGTTACAGTAGCAAGTGCTTTATCTGGTACTGATCCAGTCATTAGAATAATTGGTGAGGGTTCTAATGGCGCAAACATGCTCTCTGCGAATACTTCACATTCAAGAGGTGGTAACTTAACTGCAAAATACATTTCTAGAAGAGTGACATTAGAAGAAGGATTTGATGCATCTGATATTAGGGTTTATTTAAATGCCTATAAACCGAGAGGTTCAAATATATACATTTACTATAAAGTTTTATCGGCCGAAGATAATGAAAATTTTGATGATAAACCTTACGTATTAATGGAGCAGGATACTTCTGCCGCACTTTTTTCATTAAATGAAGATGATTTCAAACAATACACATATAAGACTGTAGATGAAAAAATTAACTATACCTCAAATGATGGCACAACAGTCTTTACGAATTTTAGAACCTTTGCATTAAAGATTGTATTTACTAAGGATTTAAACACACAAACAACCTTTATTGGAATACCTAAGATAGCAGATTTAAAAGCAATTGCTTTAGATAGTGTGGGTAATCCATAATGAAAGTTAAAACAGATAATCCTAATTATGTAAAAGATTTATCAAATAGTGCTATTCTTGCTCATGATAGACAAGCACTAATAAATCACAGAAAAAAAATATCAGAGTCGCAACAAATAAATAATTTGAGATCAGAAATGAACGAATTAAAAAACAAAGTAGATTTAATATTATATCATCTACAAGATATGAGAGGGTCTAATGCCTAATGTAAGCGTAGTAGAATTAACAAATACATTTGACGATTGGCGTAATAGAACTAATGATGTTATTTCAGAAATAAATGATGCTAATAGTGTAGACCCTACAAGTGCCATCGTTTTTGCTAATTCTTCATCGGGATTTCAAGTTAATGAAGTTGTGTCCGGAGTGGTTACAGGAACTACGGTTTCTGGTACAAAACTTATCTTTACTGGTGGTAATATAAATTTTACATCTGCTAATACACAATCACTTGGAAATGTTCATCAAACACATATTCTAGGTGGTACTGCAATTGACGTATCACTTCCTGTTAATGCTGACACATCTATTTCAAATACATTTATTTATAATAGTAAAATAAATCTAAATGGTCAAAAACTTGTTAGTGGTGCCTCTGAAATAGATTTAGAAGGTGCAACAGTAACAAATCTTGGTGCAGTAGCAAAATTTACAAGTGAGGCTATTGAAAATGATGACGTTGTTTTAACTAATCCATCAATACTTGTTAATAGCGGTGACGTTGGAGGGTTGACCATTTCAGCAGGTGTTCATGAATTTGAGGGTGCTACTGTAAATGGTGCATCAATGAATACAATTTCAATGACAGGAAGTGGAATACAAAATTCGAATGTTGTTGCTAATGGTGATGGATTTTTAGCGACAACAAATAGTGTGGCACTTGCAGTTGATAATATTATTACAGGAGACGATGCTCATACTGCTAATGTTGGTATTGGTAAATTTACGGAAGTATCTACCACAATAGAAACTGAAAAAAGACCAACATCGTCTAAAGGTCGTATTCACATGAGAACTGAATATGCCGCCGATAATGAATATACCAACTGGGACAGTTCGAGTGGAACACTTACATCTTTTACTGCAAATACATCTGCGGATGAATTAATATTAGAGGGAAATACAGATGTTGGCATGACATTTTTGAGTAGTGCAACATCAAATGCATATGTTTTATTTGGACATCCTGCTGAAAGTGACATTGGTAGCATAATTTATAATCATTCTACTGAAAGTATGCATTTTAATACTGATGGAGCCAATACAGTTGTTATGGGTAATGAGTTTGGTGGATATATGCAAGTTGTTGGGGGAGACACAGTTGCAACTCAATCCGCAAAGTTTCAAGTTACCGTTGGATCGTCTGATGGAACCACAGGCATATTTTTAGATGCCGATCAGGCTGACCAAAAAGCAATGTTAATTGATGGTGAACAAACAACCGCAAATATATTTGAAATACAGGCAGATGAATTGACAGAAGGTTCAGCAATTTTTGTTGATGATAATTCAGATAGTTCTGGGGGAAGAGAACTTGTACACATAAAAGTCACGCATAATGATGCATCAGGTGCAAAAGCACTTCAAATTGACACGACAAATTGTGCATCACAGGTTATAAACCATGCCGCCAATAATAAAATTGCATTGGATATTACTGGAAGTGGAGGTTCAGGCTTAGGAAATTATATGAACAAAAAATTAGTAAGTTTTGTTCAAAATGCAAATACATCTGCTGAAACTTTATATGTACAAGGTAAATGGAATAATCACGGCACTCCGCCTAAAATATTAACCGTTGCAAACACAGGATCAGATATGTTCTCTGTATCTGCTAACGGCAACATTGGAATTAACGATACTACACCAACTTATAAATTAGATGTAAATGGTACACTAAGGTCAACTGGTGTTGTTAAAATAACAGATGATACGCAATCGTCAGGTAATGATGCAGGTGCCTTACAAGTTGATGGTGGAGTAGGTATTAATAAAAACTTACATGTTGGAGGAACCACAACAATTGCAGGTGTAACTCATATAACAGATGATACGCAATCGACAGGTAATGAAGATGGAACCGTTGTTGCAACAGATGCAGGTGCATTACAAGTTGATGGTGGAGTAGGTATTAATAAAAAATTAAATGTTGGAGGAGCGGTTGATTTTGGTAGCACTTTATCAGTTACGGGAGCCACAACGCTTAAGGGTGTAACTCATATAACAGATGATACGCAATCGACAGGTAATGATGCAGGTGCATTACAAGTTGATGGTGGAGTAGGTATTAATAAAAAATTAAATGTTGGAGGAGCGGTTGATTTTGATAGCACTCTTACCGTAGGTGATAGTCTTACTGCCACTACAGGAACTCAAACATTTGGTGACGATGTGAGAATAGGCTATCGTCTTAAACATAATGACGATACCGATACCTACATGGAATTTCACGCCAATAAAGGTATAATAGACTTTTTCACTAATGATACTCGTCAACTATACATGAGTGAGAGTACGACAAATTTGTATTACAACGGAAGTAAAAAATTTGAAACAACAGACACAGGTACTAAAGTTACTGGTAGTTTAGTTGTAACAGGTGCTTCTGTATGTGCTGATGGTGTACAATGTGCGATAAGAATAGAAGATGCGGATGGAACTTTACTCAACACATGTTAAGAGAATAAATGGCAAAACCTAGTTCACGAGAAGCACTAAAACAATATAGCCTAAGAATGTTAGGTAAGCCAGTCGTTGAAGTAAATGTTGACGATGATCAATTAGAAGATCGTATTGATGAGGGTTTACAATATTTTCAAGAATATCATTTTGACGGTGTAGAAAAAACTTATTTGAGACATAAAATAACAGGTTCTACTATAACCGTTTCAAGCGTTGTTGGAGATTTTGAAAAGGGTGAAAAAATTACAGGAGGCTCATCAAACGCAACCGCAATAGTACATGCCGCCAATTCAAGTGTAATAACATTCAAAGAACATAAAGACGGTACAGGTGTACAAAATAATAACACATCTTCTACGTTCACAAGTAGCGAAACGATTACTGGATCTCAATCGAGTGCAACTGCTACGGCAGGCACCGTCACATTTGGTGATATAGATAATCATTTTATTCCAATAGACGATAGAATTATAGGCGTAGTAAACATTTTTGATATACATGATGCGGCAGGTGGACAAACTTCTGCCAACATGTTTAATTTTAGATATCAATTCCATCTAAATGAAATGCCTTTTCTTACTGGAGGATCTATTGCTCATTATCAAATGACCCAATCTCATCTACAATTAATGCAGGATATATTTGTTGGTAAAAAACCCATACGGTTTAATAGACATCAAAATCGTTTATATCTTGATTTAGATTGGGCAAACGATGATGTTAAGATTGATGAGTTTGTGGTGGCGGAATGTTATGCAGTTGTAAATCCTGATTCATTTACAGATGTTTATAACGATATATTCTTAAAGAAATATGTAACTGCACTTTTCAAAAGACAATGGGGAGCAAATTTAATTAAGTATGATGGTGTACAATTACCAGGTGGTGTCAATCTAAATGGTAGACAATTATTTGAAGACGCCATCACAGAACTTAATCAGATTGAGGAAGATATGCAATTGCGTAATGAACTTCCTGTTGACATGATGATTGGGGCAGGACCTTTCTAATGACCACAAGCGTATATTTCAATCATATTGAAAGCACACCAGAGCAAAATCTACATCAAGATCTCATCATAGAAGCAATCAAAAACTATGGTATAGATGTTTATTATCTACCTAGAAAATATGTTAATGAAGATTTGCTATATGGTGAAGATACTATATCAGAATTTAATCAAGCACATTTAATAGAAATGTATGTCAAATCTGTTGATGGATTTGAAGGTGAAGGGGATTTTGTATCTAGGTTCGGATTAGAAATACGAGATCAAGTTGTATTTTCAGTAGCAAGAAGACGATTTGATAATTTGGACATCACAGAACAAAACAGACCATTAGAGGGTGATGTAATATTTTTTCCATTAAACAAAAAATTATATGAGATAAGATTTGTAGAACATGAATCTATGTTTTATCAATTTGGTAAACTTCCAATCTTTGATTTGACATGTGAATTGTTTCAATATGATGATCAAAGAATTGATACTGGAGTTGACGATATAGATGAGATAGAAGATACACTTGCATATTCAATTAATCTTTCTATGGGTACAGGATCAGGTGCTTATGTAGATGATGAGACAGTATATGTTGGTGATAATTTAGCATCTGCAAACACAAAAGCAAGAGTTGTATCTTGGAATTCTACTGATAAGACTTTAAAAATAACAGATATTGTTGGCACTTTTGGTGCGACTTCAAATATTGTAGGAGATTCAAGTGGTGCATATTATAGTTTAAGTACAACACCAGATACACAAGTTTTTACCAATGATGTTTCTGCAAATAATGTTATAATCGAAACTGAAGCAGATTCAATTATAGACTTTTCTGAATCTAATCCATTCAGTGAAAGTAATTTTTAAGTCACTCCAGGTGATAGAGTAATGATGCCCTCCGCAATTCTTTCCACTTCTACCGTGTCATGTGTCCATTCGATATCATAATAGTAACGACCATGAGCCATAGAATTTGTTTGAGTAGCGGTTGCCGAAATAGTAACGTTAGATCCTTCAGTTGCAGTTGTGAAATCTAATCTTAATGATGTGTTTGACGTATCATATGATTTCTGCATTCTGGCCGCAATTGAACCTGCAGTAATCGTTACATTTGCATTATTTGCATTTTTTGCGGTAATAGTTTTTGAGAAGGTACAACCCTGATCAATTTCAAAATTAATACCTTGTTTTTTTATAGATAAGGCCATACTACTATTTATAAATATATTTACTATGCTAGGACAAACCTATTACCATCAGACGATTAGAAAGTACGTAGTTCTTTTTGGAACTTTGTTTAATGATCTAAACATAGAAAAGAAGAATTCGTCTGGTGATGTTGTATCTAGACAAAAAGTTCCTATTGCATACGGTCCAAAACAAAAATTTCTTACACGAATAAGACAAGATCCAAATATTAATAGACAGGTCGCCATACAATTACCACGTATGGGTTTTGAATTGACATCTCTTACATATGATCCTATAAGAAAATTAAATTCTGTTGGTAAAATTTTGGGTAGAGCAACGGCATCAGAAGGTGGAAGCACACTTAGAAAAATGTTTAATCCTGTTCCATATAATATGGATTTTCAATTATTCGTTTTTGTAGATAATGCCGAAGACGGCACTCAAATATTGGAACAGATTTTACCATTTTTTACACCTGAGTTTAATGTCTCGATTAATGCTGTTTCTGATTTAGGAATAAAATTAGACGTACCAATTTCAATAAATTCTGCTTCACTGGAAGATACATTTGATGGTGAGTTTGGCACAAGAAGAACACTGATATGGACAATAGATTTTTTTATGAAAGGATTTTTATATCCTGATATCAAAGGTGGTGGTAAAATTATCAAAAGTGTACAAGTTGACTTTCATGAATTTGATAGTTTGGGTGATACAATACCAGAACTTGATAAATTAAGACTTGAATCTAGTACCATAATGAATACAGATTATATACGATTAGAAGATGGAACACTTGATAGTTCTACAAATGGAGATAATTTTCTTCTTGAAACAGGCGATGTTCAGGGTGATACAATAAGCAGAATCAATATTACACCTGTAGGAGGTAAAGATGCAAATGTAGATCCATCAGGTGAGTTTGATGCTAATACAACTATCACAATATTTAATCCTGCAATAGATAGTGACCCAGAAACAGGAGTAGACTCATGAGTGGATTTGAAGATTTAGACAAGATATTAAATGTTGCAGAAAATGCGGTGATTGAACGAGAGAAACCACCAAAGATTGAACCTCGTAAAAGTGATGATGAATTAGACACAGACTATCAATATGCAAGAGAAAATTATTACAATGTGATTGAACGTGGGCATGATGCTCTTGATGAATTACTCATGGAAGCAAAAGAAAATGGTAATGCAAGAATGTATGAAGTTGTTGGTCAACTCATTAAAGTTATTGGGGAACAAAATAATAATCTATTGAATCTTCATCAACAAGTCAAAGACATTACAAAAGAAGTCAAAAATGTTCCTGAGAAAGTTACAAATGCATTGTTTGTTGGTAGCACGGCAGAATTGCAAAAACTTCTGAAGGGAAAGAAGGATGAGTAGTTCAGGAGAGCC